GCCATGAAGATAGAGACGTAGTTGTTGATGCGCTCGTCAATCAGACGAGCTTCCGTATCAGAAGCCCCATCCCAAGGAAACGCATCAGCCCCATGCTTCCGTAGGTCGGAAGACTTGCCGGGCCAATAACACCGCCTACCATCACCACTACTTACACACTGATCGAAGTAGGTGGAGAGTTCCGTAAGGGTCCGGTTGTACGCGCCAACAAGCGCAACGACATCGGGACCGTCATCATCAACGAAAGTTAAGGTCTGTTGCTGCTTGGTTTGGAGCATGATTTAGCGCGGGAGATTGCGTTCTTTATAATACCACAAACGTACTCCTGCGTGCGTCCGATACGGTCTGCAAGCTCATCAGGGAACATTTCTTCCGTGATTTTGCCCGCCAACCTCTTTTCGTACTCGTAACGAATCAGCCTGTCGGAATGCTGGATGAGCCAACGATTGTTCGTTGTCTCGTCAATGAGGTTGGTTTTCGACATACCGATAGGTGGTTCCGACATTGTCGCTAATAGCCTCAATCAGAACCTGTTTACCAACCAGCTTGTTGGTTAGGCGGCGGGGGATGATGGCGGGAATCTTCCCCATATCCTTTCCAATGGCCTGACAATAAATCCACTGTGGGTTCCTTGCTTGTTGCAACACTTTGACAACAAACACACTCTCCTGTTTAGGGGACTCAGGCTCCACCTTTTCGATTTTCTTCAGCTTCTTCAATAGCCACCTCGGTTGGTTTTGGTTGTTCTCATGGCATCCTCGCTTACGTGACAAGCGGGACTCACCGCCAAATAGCGAATAACATCAATGGGGTCTTTCCACGCCTCGTCCTGCCCGCCTTCGGCTGTGTACTCCTGTAAAGCTGAGATGATGTTCTGACATCTATCTGAGATGTAAAAGTGGGGTCTGTTTACAGAGTCAATAGGAAACTTCCTATTGTAAGCCATTTTGCTTTGTAAGGCTTGCAACCCGTCCTCAATGTCAATGCCGGGAGCTGGGATGAAGGTGAGCCCATTATCCGCAAGGTCTTCTATAATGGACGATGCGCCGTCTTGTGTCTGGTATTTGGCTGCGCCTAGACGAGGGTCGATGAGTCGTTCAAAGATGGTGTCCTTTGTTTCAGACTCCATACTAGTAATTAATTCGACATAGTCTTTTATTCCGTAACCAAGACCCTTGGACCCTTCTCCCCCAATCCACTTACCTCCATGCCATCTGGCCCAATCCCCCACATTAACGTCGGGCCATTCGCGATAGACATACCAAGTCTCCGATTCATCAATAGCCACCCAAGCCATGAACCAATTCTTCCTGCCAGCAGGGTCCAAGATCATGTACTTGGTCTTGCCCTTCAGATCAATCTTCTCATGGGGTAACACATTAACCTCCCGCGAGAAGTTGGGGAACTTCGTACTTACTGATTTCGTAGCAATGCCATAAGCCCGGGTGAGGATTTCATTCTCGGGGCGTCCTGCCAAGTCTTTGGAGATACGGTCGTATCCCCCGAAGGGGTTGTCCCTACTGTGGAAGTAGATGATTCCCGCATCACGATTCTTTGATTTCTGCAGATATGGCACGTTTCGACCGCCAAGAAGCTCTGCTTGTTTTGCTCGCAAGAGTTCTGCTCCTTGGACATAGTCTCGGACGACCTCAGTGTAGCCGTCAATAGGAGTAAAAGTAACAACCAGCTTGCTATTGCGAGTAGCCAGACGAAACCTGAGAGTGGCGAGAAGTTCTGGGCCAATAAGATACTCGTCGCACCAAGCACCAATGTTGATCCACTGAGGATCGCGACAACCAAGCTCAGCACCTTCAAGGATCGTATCGTTGTTGAGGTATTGGGCATACGTCTTAAAGATGATCGCTGACTTGCTGTTGGGCAATATCAGACTGGACTTGCTGAAGCCGTTCTTCCGCGTGTAGGAGACGTTCTCTTCCGTTCCCAGCACCTTCACCCTATACTCTTCGGGCAGGGCGTCATACACCGCAGACTGCTGCTGACGGATGGACACGTCCGCGTTCTGGGCAAAGCACATGATGACGGAATGAGGATTCTCCACAGCCGCCTTTACGACGGCATGAGCCGCCCAGCTTGTCTTGCCACTACGATTGCCACCACTCACCAAAAGCTCGGAATGAGTGCCTAGAAGCTCCTCCGCATCCTTCCAATGGGGAAGCTTCCACCCATACCTGTAAGGATCGCGTCTGCTATTTGCGATTGCCGAATGGTAAACCTCATGGAGCTTTAAAACATCCTCAGCAGCCATCACTGCCAACTCCTCGTCAGTTGGCGGCTTTAGGACTTCGTGCCTCTCCCAGCTAAGGCTCATGCTTGGGAGTTAAAGAGCGCCACCATCACCAATGCTCTTTCGCATATCTGGATGAAGCTTGCTAATTTTAAATGACCATTCTTGCTTAAACTTTAGAAAACAAAGCGATATTTTGATAATTAATTCTTTTAACCCATACATATCATAAAGTCGGGCATTGTAATTGCAATAAGTTCCAACTGATAGACCAATGTTTGGAATCAAGTGGTAGTCATTACTAATCCACTTTGATTTTCCCCTAGTGCAGTAGTACTTGGCGTTATCAATGAAGTCCTTCCTGAGCAAACGCTTCTTCTCCGCAATCTCGTCAGGATTGATCTCCTTAGCCCGCCTATCTATCCATTCTTGGTTAGTCATGTTGAAAATTCTAGTCCGTCTTTTCAACGGGCTTAACCACTGCATCAAGGCTCCCAGCCTTCAGCTTAGCCCTAGCCTCCTCTATGGCCTTCATGGCGTCCTCCAAGCTCGGGGCTCCAGCCTTATGCTCCACCACCACCTTGTTCTCCCCCATGGCTGATAGGAACTTATCATTGGCTATCCCCCAAGGAATGGCCAAGTCCCTGATGTTAGTCCGCGCCAATTGCTCAGGGTCCTCAGCCAACATCCGCATCTTCTCCTTCTGAAGAAGCCTCAACCCCTCAGCCACATCCAAAGCATCCTGCGCCAACTGCTTTCTCCTCTCCTCCAACACCATTGAATGCCTAGCCTTCAACCTACTCACCGTCTCCCAGTCCAACCCAGTCTCCTTCCTAATCTCCTTAAAGCTGTTCCCATCAGCCAGCATATCCAACACCCTCGCCGCCATAGCCGGGTCTCTCCCTTCCAAATAATTACGACCCTTCTCCGCTGCCACAGCCACACTCATAGCCAAAGGGTCTTTTATCCTCATCGGCCCTTTTAAGAACTTTTTTAAAAATAAATCAAGGATTTGTCGATTTTAGGCTTGACAAGTTTTCTTTTGGTTTCCATATAACAGGAGTTCAGGGAACACTTGGGTATTTTTTTTAAGGGGCGATTGGACCAATCGACTGTGCGAGTCCCGTCGCCGCTTGTGACTCCCCTCCCCCCCCTGCTTACCTGCAAGAGAGTTGCGCGGCTCTTGCAACTGATTTGCCTAGTAGATAAACTAATGGATGGTCGCTAAGGTTCTAATCATGGCATCTTTACTAAGGTTCTAAAGAAGGAGGGGAATGGGTTTGGCAAGTGCCTTGCAATTGTTTTCCGCAAGTGCCTTGCAATGTCCTTTCGCAACTGTCTTGCCTCTGATTCCTGCAACAGTCTTGCGTCTTATTTTCTGGGTGCCTATCGACACTTTTTCGCATCTTCGCGGAGTGCCATCCTTTGTCCTTCCTATGGTGTCGCCTAGGTTCTAGGTGTATTCTCTCCCTTGATACTTTTCACGTTGAAAGTGTATTCACTCCGCAAATACACGGTGCGAAAATCACTTTTTTTGGTTTCGTAAAACGTTGCAAAACGGTTGTTTGCGCTGTCTTGCAAATATGCGGCGAAGATTTTTCTTCTTTTTACAAAAAGGTGTGCTAGAGTGTTCGGCGTCAGGTTGGTCTTTCAAAGTAAAGCAGGACCCGCAAGGGTTCGGGTACGGAAGGCGAGCGCAGTCCCCAAAGGTGGGTGACAAGCGGGTTGACACGGGTCAACTTAGTAAGCCTCTGAAGTGGAGCACGAGATGCCACTTGCAGCAGAGTTAGTACGTACCACACCACGTTGTACCATCGGGTGACGCCTAGCGCATCGGCGCGAGGATTGGCGACGGTGGAGACGGGAGCACACGTAGTAGCAGCGCGACGACCCACCACACGCGAGTGTGAGTAAGTGGCGAGCGTCTGCAAGGTGGTTCCCTAAAACGCGAGGATGGCCAAAGGGCGCGAGCTAGGCGAGGATTCGACCTAGGTGACAACGC